CAGAGTGGAAATGGGAGATTGTGGCCCGCACGGCAATCCAGCCATGGTCCCATCCTGACCCCGCCGGTCGAAACAGCCCCAGTTATGTGCTTCAGGAGATTGGCCGGTGAAGATTGCTTTAGTGGAGGCTCCAGCGCCTTGGTTAGTCCGACAGCATACTCAGGCTCCCCTGGGCCTGCTCTATCTGGCGGCAGCACTCCGTCGCCGTGGCCATGATGTAGGAATCGTGCGGCCGAAGAACGTGCCTGAGTTGATGGGTTGCCATGGCTGTGATGTAATCGGCTTCGGCGGAACCACCCTGGAGAATCCTTCGGTTGTAGCTATGGCTCGCTGGGTACGTAAACACCTGCCGAAGGTCTCGATTTGGTACGGCGGCATCCATGTAACGGCGATGGGTGGAATCGTCGATGAGGGTGACTTGTTTGACTGCATCGTGGTCGGAGAGGCCGACGGCCTGATTGGGCCACTCTCAGAAATCTGGGAGAAGAATCTTCCCTTTAATCGAATCCAGCGTGGAGTTGCTCCACAGGATTTGGATGCCTTAGAGTTTCCCGCCAGAGACTTGCTGACCGCCCGAGGCGGTAGTGTGCTCTCTTTCCACGAGGACTGCGATGGGAGCGAGAACCTGATTACCTCCCGTGGCTGCCCTTATTCCTGTGCATTCTGTGCATCACAGATTGCAGCCAACGGAAAGCTCCGATGGCGGTCGGCCGAGTCGGTAATAGCTGAGTTGGATTTGCTTTTGGATGGTGGGATTAGGACGCTTCGGTTCGAGGACGACAACTTCACTGCCAACATCCCGAGGCTCCGGGAACTGACGCCACGGATGAGCAGGATGCCGATTCGCTGGCACGCCTCGGCTCGTGCCCAGAACCTTACTCCCGAGGTTTGCGACCTGCTTGTTCAAGCCCACTGCCAGGAGTTGAGCGTGGGGATTGAGAGTGGCGACCAGCGTGTGCTCGACCGACTCAATAAGAAAGTGACTATCGACCAGCTTGTTCAGGGCTGCCAGAACGCCCATGACGCTGGAATTCACGTTCGGGCACTCTGGATGACGGGGACGCCTGGCGAGGAACCTGATACTCCTGAATTGAATCTCAGGCTCATGGAGCGGCTGAAGGTCCACTCCCATGCCCTGGCGACATTCATTCCGTTGCCGGGGACGCCAGTCTGGAACAATCCAGAGAAATTCCAGGTTGACATCATAGACCGGGACTTTCGCCATTACAATCAGTGGCTCTGGCGGCAACAGGGCGGCCATATCGTAAAGGCTGAATATCATCCGTTGATTCGCAACTGGCGAATCTCAACCAAAACACAACACCAGAACGTCTATCGGATGCGAAACTATGTACTCGATTCAGGAGTTGCTCAGCCAGGGTAAGCATATCTTGGCTGTGGGTGCCCACTGGGATGATATTGAGTTGGGGTGCGGGTTGGCTTTGAGCAAGTTGGCCAAATTGGGCTGTGAATTGCACGGGGCAGTCTTGACTGATTCTGCATATGTATCTCCTCTTGCGTCCAGAATCCATACTGATGCCGCTGCGGAAGGATCAAAAGCATTTCTGTACTTAGGCATCTTTTCGGTCAATATCGAAAAAAGAACGACTCAGGAACTCACTTACAATACAGATCAGATGAAGACGCTGGAGTCTCTGATTCTACGTTTGAAGGTAGCTCTGGCATTCATTCCTTGGCCCAGCGATTTCAATACAGACCATGCCGCAGCGGCCAAGATTTCTCGGGTGGCAAGTCGTTACGTTCCTTCGGTGCTTTACTACCAGAGCAATGGCTACTATGACTCCCAGCGTCCGTTTGCTCCCAATCTCTTTATTGGAGGAAGCTCCATGGAATACTATCAAAAAGATCAAGTGCTGAAAATTCACCACACCGAGTACGTTCAGCGTAAGGAACGATGGCAACGGGAGATTATTGACCGTGACCACTACTGGGGATCGTTGTGCGGCTGTGACTACGCCGAAGGTTTCGTGGTTTCCAGGATGAGGCTGCTGTGAAGAATCCGGCTCCAAAAGGCGATTTGCGAAGGTGGGTGTCAGAGGCTACGGCCGACTGCAATTCAGTAATCGAGTTCGGCAGTGGCATGGCAGAACGGCTAAGAGACGTAGCTTGCGAATTAAAGGTTGGCGTTGAGATTCACGAACCTTACGTCATGGAGGCAATGCGTCGACATCCCGAGGCGATATATCTGATTGCTCCTGCACAACTCATTGCCAGTTTTATTCCTGACAAGAGCATCGATTGTGTCTTAATGAGCGACTTCTTGGAGCATCTCTGTAAAGTCGACGGGATGAAGATGATTGAGGAAGCAAAGGGCATTGCTAGAGTTCGAGTAATAGTGTTCGGGCCGTGTGGGGAATATCCACACCCAGAAGGCGAGAAAATGGAAAAATGGACTGAAGGCATGGGGGGGCATCGGTATCAGTTCCATCGCTCCGTATGGACTCCGGATGACCTTCCAGGATTTGATGTAGTAAAACTGCCAGATTACTATAGAACAAGAGAGGCTAGAAAGCATAATGCCCTCTTCGCAATTTGGGAGCCATAATGAAGATTTCTATTTGCATCAACACGAAGGACCAGGCTGAATCGCTGGATCAGGTTCTTTCAAGCATCCGTGCCCAGCGGCGTAATCCCGGACTGGAGATTGAGGTGATTGTGGCCGATGATGGCTCAAAGGATAAAACTCCTCTCGTCTGCATAAAACATGCCCAAGATTTTCCGTTTGACCTTTACTGTATCCGGTTGAATCACGAGGGTCTGAGAAGTCCAGCGGCGGCTCGCAACGCCGCAGTTCGTAAAGCAACCGGTGACGTTCTCATTCTCCAGCACGGAGACATCTACCATTCTACGACGGACACGGTATCAAAACTCGTTGGCGAGCTTGAACCAAAGTCCTTTGTTGTAGCTGCGATTGTCCACCGTCGGGTAGATGGGAAGGCTCCCCAGTACGGTCCTCCTGGAATGCCCACCAAAGCCAAGCCTCACCCCATCTTCTATCTGGGGTCGATGTGGCGGGATGATTACTACGCCGTTGGTGGCTGTGATGAAGAGTTCACAATGCTGGGATCGGAAGACATCTGGTTTACTGATTGTCTGATTGAAGGCTTGGGTCTTTCGTGGAAAGTCTCGGATGAAGTGGTGGGTTGGCATATTCCGCATCCTCGGGGAGCAACTCACAACCGGCCGGAGATGCGGGAACTCCGCCAGCATAAGCTAGCAGATGCTCGGGCAGGCAAGATTCCGTTCTGTGCAGCAGGTGGTCCATGGTTGATTTGATTCACACCTATTCGTCGGCTGGCACGTTCCCAGTCAAGCTCTTGCAGCACCGCAATGCGGTGACCTATGGGGCAATTCTACCAATCCATCTCCAACTTTCCATTACCAATCGTTGCAATCGCAGTTGTCGGTTTTGCTCTTACGTAAAACGCAACAAGTCTCTGGAGTTATCGACGGAAGAAGTCGTCCAAATCTTGACGTACTTCTCCGCCTTGGGGACTAGGGCGGTAACATTTACCGGCGGCGGAGAGCCCACGGTCCATGAGGGATTTCCGGAGATTATCGACCATGCACACGGTTTGGGGTTAGATTTGGCATTGGTCACAAATGGCGTCAGGATAGCTGAAGATCAAGAGTGGGCATCTAAGGTATGGTGGAAGAAGTTCCAATGGATTCGAGTCTCTGTGATTGAGGACTTGTTTGCTCTGAAGTGGCTTTGCGGACAGAAAGGCTATCACGAGGTATCTGCCAGTTTTGTGGTAGACGAATCGACAACTGACGAAATGGTGGAACGCCTTTGCCGATTTACTCAGGTCGAAGGCAAGATGAGTCATACCCGTTTCGTTCCGGACTTACTGACCTTGGATGACTCCAGGCTGAATACTCTGGCGGAGAAATTTGGCGATATTACGAGCAAGGCTATATTTCAGCAACGCTCCCGGCCCGGCCCTGGCCAGAATCCGTGCCTCATTGCCCAACTCAAGCCATGGGTGGATGCCGACGGAGGAATTTATCCCTGCTGTGGTGTGCAGTATGCCACCGACGAGCAGCCCAACATTCCGGAATGGATGCGGCGTGGGGAATGGCACGAGTTTCCGAAGCTCACGAAGTTCGATGGAAGTCGATGTATCCGCTGCTGGTACGGCGAATACAATCGGCTCTTGGAATACTGGACACGACCTTTGAAACACAAGAACTTCCTATGACAGTCGAACTTGAATTCGTGTCTGAAATGGATCTTTTGCGAGAGCTTCTCCGAAGGTTTGACCATGGAGTCTTCATTGGGGTTCGGCCTCCGATGAAAGCTGATACCAAGACTGACCCCGTGACTATCTGCGAGTGGGGGTCACGGGAGCAGATGGCATTTCACTGCCAGACGTTTTCCGATGCCGTCAATGTTCTCCATCGCCGGCAAGTGGAAGAGATTCTGTCTGCGGATGTGGAGGATGAGTAGGTGGCTGTGATTCTAAAGAATGCCATATTTCTTCATATCCCAAAGTGTGGAGGAGAATGGGTTAGGCGAGTTTTGTGGAATTCGGGTATGGAAGATGTCAAGTTACATCCAGGAAGACAGAAGCATTCCGATTTAGCTTGGTTTGAAAATCACTTGGAATTTAAGCGACCTTTTAGATTTTCTTTTGTTCGTCATCCTGTGAGTTGGTATCGGTCATTCTATGGATACCAGAAAGGACGACTTTGGATTCCAATTCCGGAGATTGGATTGCGTCCTCCACAAGGACTCAGTTATCTTGCGTTCATGGATTGGGTTCTGAATTATCATTCTGGCTTCTTAGGGAGACTTTACGAGCGATACGTGGGGACCGATGAAAATCCAATTGAGTTCATTGGGAAGACTCGCTCTCTGAGAACTGACTTAGCTGATGCTCTGTTGCGGAGTGGAAACAGAGTTCCTTGGCGGTTGATTGATACGTTTCCACAGATCAATATAAGTCGTGTGTGTCCGGTGTCCACCAAACAACTTGACGATGCGATTGTCGAGGCCGAGAGAGACCTCTGTGTGCGTTTCGGGTTCCTCTAACTGAAGGAGAAGCAAGATGCCACGCAAGCTGCATGGAAAACGTCTGTCGGAGAAGGAGCACAGGCAATGGAAGCACGTCTACGACGACACCGGCTCTGGAGCACAGGCCACCGGGGCTGTGCTGAACTCCCGCAAGGGGAAGAAAGGCAAAAAGAAGAAGCGATGAATGTTCATATCATTCTCCCCACTACCGGCCCCCAGCCGATGCTGCGGGACATGCTGGCGTCGTTGGCCAAATGGACGCCGCCCTGCCATTTGGTCACGGTGCTGAACACCAAGGAAGATTGGCGTCGAGCAGCTATCCGGCCACTCTTGGAATGCCTGATTGATAATGGCTGGCAGAGTACGCTGGTGGATGTTCACGAGCAGATTGGTTACGTGAGGGCGTGCAATCAGGGTTGGCGAAATATCGAGCCTGAGCCAAACGATACCGTGGTCGTTTGTAACGATGACCTGACGGTCACTGGGGAATGGATTCCCCCGATGCTCGGGGCCTTGTACGAAGGCAGTCTCCTGGTAGGCCCGAGTATGAAGACAGTTGGTGGCGATGGGCTCTGGGGCGGCGAGGATGATCCTCCCTATATTGAGGGGTGGCTGTTTGGGATTCGGGCTGCGACGATTCGGGCAGCATCGAGAGATGAAGATTGGCTCTTTGACCCAATCTTCATGCCGCAACTTTGTGAGGATATGGACCTTTCGCTTCGGATTGGTTTGCTTGACAGAAAGCAAATCCCCTGGCTGACGGTCCCTACAGTTATGCCGGATGTTCCCTATCTGCGTTCTGTAAGCATCCCAATACAACACGAGCGGTCTGCAACAATTGGAAAAGACAGGGAGCCTTATTGGACGGAGAATCGACGTAAGTTGGTTGATAAGTGGAACTTAGGGAGTGGTGGGCGTATAGTGGTAGCCGATAGAGAAGCTCAATGGGACATCGAAAATGCTCCTTTGACTAAGAAAGACGCCCTCTCATGTGGGTGGATTCATATCCCCTGACGCCCTACTAAAATCCAAAAAGTATTGACGTAGCTCATTGTCTCGGCTATTCTAGCCGGAAATCAGGGTACGACCCCAGCCGCCATGGGGCCATGCTCGGATTGAGTCCCCCACCGTAACCAGCAGCCAATCCTGTGAGGGGGATTCTATGCCGTCAGACGACCAGCCAACCGTCCGTACAGCCGATGAGGTGGCAGCCGCCATGCTCGCCGCCAGCGAGCAGCAGGAAACGCCGCCGTCACAAGAGTCTCCAGCCGAGACGCCGCCGGAAACCACGGAGCCATCCGCCGAGGAAACAGCCGCCCAGCCCGCTGAGTCCGGTCAAACAGAACCGGCCGCAGAAGGTGGAGAAGCGGATGTCTTCAATCAGGCGCTCTCAAACATATCCCAGTACGCCGGGTCGAACTGGGATAAGAAGTACAAGTCCTTTGACCAGTGGGTCATGGGGATGCGTAATTTGGAGCGCCGGATTGGCGAACGGGACGCCGATGCCGAGTTCGGCCGCCAGGTTCGCCAGTACGAGCGGGAATTCCAAGACTTTCTCCAGTCTCGCCAAGCCCCCCAGCCTGCCAGGCAAGGCCAGCCGCAACCGACTTCCGACCTCCCGCCCTACGAGCAATTCCAACAGTGGGTGGATGAAGTCGAGCGGGAAGGGGATCAGGCTTCGCCCGAGGCCCGCCGCCAAGTCGCCCGCATCAACCGTGAGCTTGTCCGCAGACTCTACCAGCAGCAGCAGAATCCGCAGGCGATGCTGGAGCAACTTCAGGGCTATATCGCCCCGCTTGTCCAGCAGAGCACCCAGCAAGTTGCTGGCGACATCCGCCGCAACCAGAGCCAGCAGCAGATGGTGGACCAGTTCCGAGAACAGCACAAGTCCTGGCTGTTTGTCGGTGGCCAACCTGGTGTCGAGAACTTCACCCCGGACGGATACCGACTCTCTCAGTATGGCAACGAACTCATGGCCCAGGGTATCCCCATCGGGAACGCCCTCCAGATGGCCTACGACCGGCTTTATCGAGAGCGGTCGGAACAGCAGCGACAGCAAGAGGCTGCCGCCATCAAACCCAAGCCGGTTAAGCCCGCGGCTCAGCATCAACCAGCCGTCGCTGCACCCGCAGGTGGAGACCCGGAAGAGACGTATCGAGAAGACCTGAGAAAATTTGCTAATCAGCCTGACGGTTTGGCTCAGCATCTAATGAAGCTCAGTGCAGCCGGACAGTTGAGATAGACCAATGTGGCACCAGTCGGCCGGTGGGGGCGGCTGGTGTGTGCGACCGAATACGGACACCTCCCCACGGGAGCCCGTGTTCGGCCGCAATTTTACAACCTAGACCCCACCGTACCCGCCGCCCCCAGCACGACCAGCCAGTCGCCGTGACGTTTACTAGATACCCAACCTGTACCGAGGACTAGACGTATGGCTGGTATGGCAGGCTGGGCTCGCACGGCCACAGGAGTTATCACAGATCACATCCGCGAGATCAGTGAGGCCGGAGAACGCAACTTCGTCTTGGTGGCGATGTGCCGCAAGAAGGGAAGAATGCGTTTCAATGCGAGTGCCACTGACTTTGACTGGCTAGCCACCTCCCGTCGTGATCCGCCTTCACGGAGCGATGACCTCGACCCCGTGAGCTTCCGGCGTGTTGCACGAGAGCGGAAGGCTACGCTCAACTACAAGGTTCTCCAGAAAGGGGAACTGATTTCCAAAGGCGAGAAGTTGGCGTTTCAGTCGGACAAGACTGCACGCTACAAGATCGCCGCCCGTGTTGCGGAGAAGCTGACTGAGAACTGCATGGAGTATTTCTCCCGAGTGGAGATGTACAACAATGCCCAAGCTGCGGCCAATGCCGATGGTTTCGATGGTTTGGAAACGATCTTCCAGACCCAATCCGGCTCCATCAGCAACTCTTGGCACAGCGGCATCACCGGCACGTATGCCGGTTTGACGTTGAACCTGGGAACCTATGGTGGTTCGGCCAATGCTGCCAGCGGCAAGGGCTACCCGATGGGTACGCCCGACTTGGCCTACCACTTCTGGCATCCCATGGCGGTTTCCTACAAGAACACCAACCTTCTGGCGACGACCAAGACCTGGATCAATACCTGGCGGGAATCGATGCGGAAGGCGAGGACTTATATGGAGGCCCTCAACGGCGTCACGCCCGACCTCTGGCTGGCCGACCCCATCTCTTACGAGGAATCGCTTTCTAGCCTCGAAGAGAAGGAGCGTTTCATCATCGGTGACCAAGACCAAGATCTGGTCAATCTCGGATTTCGTCACATTAGAGTCGACGGAATACCGTATATGTCAGAATTTGGCTGCACGGCGCAGTCCTGCTACGGCATTTCGTTCAAGAACATGGAGATCATCTCCATGCAGCGGCAGCTTTGGGATCTCGCTAAGGATGTCGACTTATCGCATGGAGGGGCTCAAGAAATGCTGCTTGACTGCTATGGGAACGTCAGATTTAAGTCCCCCGCTTTCTTCGCCAAACTCGTGAACTCTACCTGAGAAAGGTGCCCAATGTTAGCATCGAGAATTCTCCCGATGAGCCGGGGCACCACCCTTTATGAAGGGATGACCCCGACCGACGACGACTGCAAGAGGCTTCTCGGCCAGGTGTTTGAGGTGGACGACAGTCTCCACAACACCGGGCACCGAGTCGGTCTTGTTCTCTTGCAGAACCATGCCGGTTCCGCCTATACGGTTCCTGGGACCGGCAGTGTGAAGGGCCTGAAGTACCAGACCACCGGGTTTGAGGACTTGGGCCGAAAGTTCAACGGTGCAGCAAGCACTCTAGGACAAGAGGGTGTGCCGTTGGACGATTACTACAGCAGCCGACTTGGCACCATTGCCGACAGCGATGTCTGCTTTGGAGTTGCCTACGGCCCTGTGCAGATGCTCAAGACATCTGCTACCTCTTTTTCCGTGGGTCAGGCTTTGACCGTCGGTGCCGACGGCAAGTTGACGGCGGCCCTGACGACCAAGACCCATACCATTTGGGGTGTGGCGGCAACTGCCTACGGCAAGACTGCTACCAACTGCATCTTGCTTGCTTGTCCCACCCCGAAGGCCGTCTTCTGATGTGAGTTTCTCCGGAGGGTGCTGTCCGCCCAGCACCCTCCGGTCTTTACCAACCGCCAACACCAGCAGCACAGTGAGGAAGCCCATGGGGTACAAGCTCTGTCTCGCCAGGCAGAACGGATGGAACCTAGAATCGACCGAGCACGGCACATGGCTATTCCATTTCGGTTTCACCGTCGCCCAATCCCAGCCGCAGATAGACGAGGTGTTTTCCTTTGCAATGGTCAATCATCGGGTGCCGATGTGCCGCAACGGGTGCGTCGAGGCCGCTCGCCGCCGTGGGGCCACGCATATCCTGATGATCGACCCGGATATGTCCATCGACCGCTACTTAGCGGAAGTGGGCAGCGGGCCATCCCAGCAACATGCCCAGAGCTTCTGGCAGACGGCATGGCCATTTGCAATCAAGCATCCCGGCTCGATTGTGGCTGCACCTTACTGCGGCGGCCACGAGGAACAGCCGGTCCATGTCTTTGTACGCAACAACCAGAACCACTTGGTTCGGGTCACGAGGGAGACGGCGGCCAAGCTGCGGGGCTGGACCAGTGTAGAAGCGATTGGTGCAGGCTGCATGTTGGTGGATATGGAGGTATTCAAAAAGCTCTCCAAGCCACACTTCTACGATACGTTCGTGGACGAGACGCAGAACGAGTTGCATCATTCCAGCGATGTGGAATTCTCACTGAAATGCCGAGCCGCTGGTGTGCCTATCTACGTCAACTGGAACGCTTGGTGTGGGCACTGGCAGTTGGTCTGTACCGAGCGACCTGGCTTGCCACCAAAGCAAGTTGGAAACGTCGTGGAAGACCTCAGTCCCGACCCGAGCATCCCCGTCTTGAGAGAGCCGCTTCCCTATGGCAAGAGAGTTTGATGTCTGGGGACAGCGGGTTCCCAGATTCCTCAATGACATCTTCGCCAGCCGCCGAAGGTTTCTGCAATGGTTGGTCAAGCTGGACCAGATGCAAGGAGAGCTTCTGACGTGGGCGACTGACCCAGCAGGGCGTTACTTGCCTTTTGAAGAGGTTCAAAAGCACTTTGCTGCCATCAAGGCAATAGTCCGACGAGCCCTGCCATTTCAGGAATGCGAGTGCGGTGCAAACGATGACTGCCCTAAGTGCCAGAACCAGCGATGGGTGAACGTGGACGGGATTCCCGAAAGGTTGCGGAATTTGCCGCAGTTACCCTCTGCGGAAGGCTTGGATCACAACCAACCTTGACCACGACGCCTGGAGGGAGAGACCTCTGCGAACTGGATGTTTTGGTAGGTGACCGGAAGTTTACCGTTCGGTTCGAGGACGAGACAGCCAGAGACATCTGCCAATACGAGAAGAATGAGGGAGTGCTCCTGGCCGGTGGTCTGAAATGGATTGAGTGGAAGACCAAAGCAAACCAGCCTTTCCAAAAGCTGATTGTAGAGTGCAGAGAGATAGTCGTCTGGCGAGACATCCTCAAGGTGCCAGGAGTTGTTGAGGACGTAGTATGAATCCAGAACGAATCAAGAAGTTTGATGCAGCGGTTGCTGTAACCGAACTCCAACAGGCACCGAAGAACCCCGTCGACATCAAGATGTTGATGGGCCATGTGCTCCGAGAATTCGGAGGGCTTGAAGAATTTGCCAAGATCATCTTCAAGCAATGGGAGGCATTGCCGCCTAAGAGCCCGGCTCGTGAGCGGCTGTTGAGCAATTTGATGCGGCTAATTGCCACAGCAACCACCCAAGGGCCGCCTGAAATCCCCATTGCCGACGACGACCTGGAAGCCGAGCTAGATCGAAAACTGAAAGAACTCTACGGAACCAATGGGCAATCCCTGGCCTGAACTCCTGCGACCTCCGGTAAAGAAGAACTACGGTCTTGCTCCAGAGCGGATTGTGGCGATGGCCCGTGCTCGTGCGCTGGCCAGGGCACTTGCAGAGCGTAGGCGGGAGGGTCTTCGGAATTATGTGCCCTTGCCTGCTACAAAACCGTTCCACGAATCAAAGAGTCATTGGAGGATAGTTTTTGGATCAAATCGGGGGGGAAAGACGCTTAGTGCATGTGCCGAGCTTGCGCGCGCTTGCACAGGGACAGACCCGTTTCACAAATACCCGACAACGAACGGTCGTGCTCTTGTGGTGGCGATGGATGAGGAACATCTAGGCAACCCCATCTGGCGAACGCTCGCCCAGCCGGGTGCCTTCAAGATGTTGCGTGACCCATATACCCGAGAGTGGCGTGCAGTTCGCTACTGTACTGACGACCCAAGGCGGATTGACCCCGGAGATTTAGAACTAAAACACGTTTGGAAGGATGCGGAGCCTTTAATCCCACCTCGGATGCTAGTCGATGTCTCCTGGGAGAAACGAGGCCAAGGGATTCCCCGCTGGTGCAAGCTGGCCAATGGCTGGGAGATTATGTTTCGCTCTGGCAAGGGCGACCCTCCCCGTGGTATCCAACTCGACTTGCTGTACTTCGATGAAGAGTTTCTCAACCAGAAGTTCTACGCCGAGGGTTGTGCTCGGCTGGTTGACCGCAACGGTGTCGGCATCTGGGCCGCCACACCGGATGTGAGTTCGCCGCAGTTCGCTCAACTTCTGGAGCGGGCAAATAAAGAGTATCCGGGGATTGAGGCATACTACCTCTTTATTGAAGACAATCCTTTCCTCACACCAGAAGCCCGCCAGGAACTCTTTGATTCGCTGACCACTGAGGAAGAAAGACAGGTTAAATACTATGGACGAGCCACAATGTTCGGCCGTCGTATCTACCTGGAGTATCGTCCCGAGGAACATCACGGGTGCGAGCCCTTTGAGATTCCCGACGATTGGTGCCGTTATGTCTTCCTCGATCCCGGCCGACAACGTAGCGGGACCGTACTGGCCGCCATCGACCCCGAGGAAAAACACTTCTGGGTCTACGACGCCTTCCCTTTGAAGAACGCAGACGCCCTCCGTTGGGCGCATGAGATTGCCAACCGCCAAGGAAAGTTCAAGTTTGAGGGATTCGTGATTGACCAGCGGATGGGCCGTGAGCGCCCGGCTGGCATCGGGGAATCCAGCGTGGCCGAACAATACTGGGAGGCCCTGGAATCCGTAGGCGTCCAGCCCCGCACCGCTGGTCCCCTGGCTGGTTTCTTCCCTGGAAGCGATGTGATTATGTTCCGGGAGGAAGCGCTGCTAGGGCTGATGAAGATTCGTGAGATTGGTCCCTTTGCGGGGACACCGAAACTGAAGGTATTCAAGGATGTCTGTCCCGACCTCCACCGGGAAATCCAAGAAGCCTACTACGACCGTGAGCGTCCCGACAAGCGGGTAAAGATTCGGGCGGGTAAAGATTCGGTTTGCCGACCTCGTGGATGCTCTTGAATATGGTGCTTCGGTCGACCCTGGCTACTTTGCTCCAGAGCAGGCCGAGAAGCCGACTCAGACTGGAGCGGAGAAGGCTTGGGAAGCCAAGCAGAAACGAAAAGCCCGCCGCCGCCGTCGCCAAAAGGAGATACATTATGCCGTCTGAACCTGAATGGAAGATGCCGCCGCTAAAAATCGGCCAACGGGTTTATGTTGGGAAGCATCCCGACCAGTTGCTCTCGGAGTCCAGGGTTATCGGACTGATTACCGACATCCACACGGATACCGTGGACATCACGACGTTCGCCCCCCGCAGCGACCGGAGCCGGGCATGGGAGGCAGCACGTCACATTGATGACCCGGCACTGACGAACTTGGCTGATCTAATGCGTGAAGACTACTTCGCCGTATTCATGGATGCAGAGAAGGATTTTCAAGGCAACGGATTTGTCCCAGAAGTTTCTCCAGACAGGCGTCAGTATGCCCAAGAGATTGAAATCCTCTCGAAGCGAGTGGACTTTCTGGAGACAAAGGTTGCTAATCTGCCCAAGCGTGGGCCGGGGCGACCTAAGAAGCAACTACCTGAAGCGGAAGAGATGAATGTCTAACGCCGAAGACCTCCTAGCGAGTGTGGCGAGTCTCTGGAAGCGGCAGATTAAAGTCGCTAAAGAGGACAAAGACCGCAAGTTTGGCCGCTCGGCCAAGCGATGCTGGGACTTTCTCGGTGAAGACTACGAGAATCTCTACATCCCTCGTGACCATGAGGTACAGGGTGACCAGTTTGCGCAGATTGGCGAACCAAGCTACAAGGTTCGCCGCAATCTTACGTTCGACTTTGTGGCCACGTTCCTCCCGTTCATCTTCGACAAAATCCCCGACCGAAGAGTCAATCCAAGTCGGCAAGAGCCACCACCAGACCTCCTTGGGCTCAACCCAGGAATCCCCTTGCCGCAAAACCCGATGGCCATCATCGACAAGCTACGGGCGTGGTTGATGCAATGGTGGCTAAACTACACTCCCAAGGAATACGATTATCGAGGCGAGTGTCGTCGGGTTTATATCGAGTCGCTAGTCAAGGGTCGGGGTGTCGCCTTTGTCGAGATGATTAAGGGCACCAACGGACTCATTCCGGCCGCTAAATACTACAGCGTCGATAAGCTCATAATTGACCCCGATGCCGAGCGTATCAATGAGGCGGGTTGGATTAGCCTCAGCAAGCGACGAAGCATCTGGCAGGTTGCCGAGGAATTCAAACTCTCTCGCCAGGAACTCAGGGCTCAGACATCTTCAAAGCAACAAGAGGCTATCTACGAAGAAGACCAGAGCGGGATGGAGAGTGAAGACCCGCCCAGGGATGTGATGGATTTGGAGTATGTCTGGACCCGAGGACTGGGCATCGGTCAGAAGATGCTGGGCACCGAGTCAATCCTCAAGGAGGTTGACCAGGGCATTGGCCGGTTGGCGTCGGTGATTGAATCGCTCGGCCACAACTGCTGGCTGGTAATCAGTCCCGATGTGCCTTATCCCTTGAACCTTCCTCCGGAAGTTCTGGAGATAGGAACCGACGCCGACATTAGGGACCGGCTGGAATGGCCGATTCCATTTCACTTCGAGCACACGAATCCTTGGCCGTTTGCTCCGTGTGACTACTATCCGAACAACGACAACTGCTGGGCAACTAGCCCCATCAAGGCGGCTCTGCCTCTCCAGGAGTTCATCGACCGTAGCTACTCCTATATGATGGCTCGGGTAATCCAGACCAATCGCACTTTACATATCTGCGATGCCGGGCTGGAAGAGTCCTTCGATAACCTGCTCAAGTTTGGGGTGGATCAGGAGATTGCCTACGTCAAAGGCAAGAGCGTCGAAGACCTCTCCAAGATGTACACCCAGATGGATTTTGGAGAGATCAAGCAGGAACTCTGGCGGCTGATTGCTGCGGCAGAGATTGCCTTCGAGAAGTCCACCGGGATGACATCGCTCTTGCAGGGTTCCCAGGGAGCCACGCAAATCAGAACGGCCTCCGAGGCCCAGATTCGCCAGGGGCATTCCATGAATCGCCCCGAGGATATGGCCGACTGTGCCGAGGACTTCCAGGCCCACCTGGCACGGATGGAAGGGTTTGCGACTCGGGTGATGGTCGGTAAGAAAGTTGTTGCCCCGCTCTTTGGCGAGGAACAGATGCAGGGTGTGGCTGGTCCTACGGCGGGACTCTACAGCGCACTCTGGGAAAAACTGGTCAACACCGACCCCGAGCGAGCAGCCAAGGAACTCTCCTACTCGATTGAAGCTGGCAGTAGCCGCCGCAAGAACCGCCAGACCCAGATTTCCACGGCCGAGATGTTGATGCAGGCTCTCGGCCAGCCGCTCCTGCAATATGCCCAGATGAATCCGATGCCGTGGAATGCCTTGGTCCGGCTCTTGGGTGATGCCTACGACACCCGTCTGGACGACATGATGCTTAGCCCACCCCAGATGATGGGGCCGCAGATGATTGCCGGGCCGCAACAGCAACTGCCGCCACAACAAGGATACCAACGATGAGCCTCAGTCCAGAGCGCCGTCGAGAACTCCGCACGAAGCTGAACATCTGCCCGTCGATCAAGACGGATAGCATATTTCTGCGTGGCGGTGATGGTTTCGATAACGATGAAGAGAGGCTCCAGGCACATGCTGTTGCTAAAGCCGCTGGGGTAACGCCTTCGGGACGATACATCTCGCAACTTGCTGAGTACCCTTATGACCCACGGGCTTGGGTTAATTCGGTGGCCGAAGTAAAGCAGCGTTGCCAACAGGAAGGGTTCAGTTGCGACGGAGCCGTGAAGGTGAAGGCCAGACCGACGGAGGGGCCTGGCCATCTGGAAGTACCCTATCAGGTTGCCGACGACATTGTGGAAGAGGCAGTGACGAAAGAGATTGGGGAGAACGTAGTCTCTGCTCAAGAGCGGGCCGATTTGGCGGATAAACTCCGCAAACGATACTCCGGAGAAAAACAGGAGACCGACTGATGTCAGAATATCCTCGTGTGGGAGATTCCTGGAGGAACCTCGGCCATACCTCGATGAGCATTACCACCGCCAGCACGAGCATCAACAACGGCGGCGTTTATACCATTCCCGCCGGAAGCGTAATCGTCCGCATTCAACCGGAAGATGGAAATATCCGCTGGACCGGACACGGTACGGTGCCCACCATGACCTGGGGATGCTTGATTGCCTCGGGCGACGTGGAACGTATTGGGGGCGTTATCTCGGACATCAAGTTGGTTGCAACCAGCGGAACTGTAGTAACCAACATCAACTTTGAAGGCCGACCACGCTAATGGCCCAGCCTCAACTACTCACCTACTACGACTGTATGCAGGCGGCTCAGGATTTCCTGAGCAGCAACGCCACCGTTGCCCAACAGCGGGACATCCGTCGGGTAATCCATGAGGCATATCGTGACCTGGGTGAAGAGTTCGGCTGGTCGTTCTTGCACAAGCAAGGCCGAGTGCAGTTGAGTGCGCTCTACAACACTGGGACCGTAGGCTACAACAACACAACCCGAGTCCTTACGCTGACCAGTGGTTCCTGGCCGACGTGGGCTCAGGATGCCACGGTGCGGGTGGACGACCTCCCCTGCCGTGTCCAGACCAGAACGAACACCACCAGCCTGACGCTGGATAGTGTAATGAATCCCGGCCAGGCCGTCGCCTCGGGGACCAGTTACCAAATCTATCCGACTTGCTACACCTTGCCCCACGATTTCCTCTCGATGGTGCAGCCGTGGGGAGAGTCGCCATGGAAGATGGGCAAGGAAGTGAGTTACGACCGGATTATGGCCCTGGACCGCTATCGCCAGACCTCGGGCGACATGCGGGAGTTCTGTATTCGGGAAGTCTCCGACTTGCACGGGAGCATGGGGCTCTACATTCATCCGCCGTCGGATGCCGCCGAGACCGTCGATTTCATCTACCAGCGTAAGGGCCGCCCGCTGCGTTACACTGGCCACGATACGGCCGACCGTCAGGGAACGATTACAGTTACCTCTGCTGGGGCAGTAACCGGCTCGGGGACTGCCTTTGATTCCCTTATGGCTGGTTCCGTGATGCGGATTGGGATGGACGGCACAAACATCCCCACGGGGTTGGATGGACTCTACCCCTACAGCGATGAGCGGGTGATTGCCAGTGTTGGAGGGGCAACTTCGATTACACTCGATGGAACCACCACCGCCAGAAGCTCTGTTAAGTATGTCATTACCGACCCAGTAGACTTGGACATTTCTTTGGCGAACTGTCTGTTTGCCGGAATCCGCCAACGCCTGGCCATTCAGCGAAACCTCAAGAATAAGGGTGAGTTCGTCGCTGTCTATCTTGAGGAAATCAGAAAGGCTCGCCAGAAAGACCATCGGGTCTATCAGCGGGCCGTTGCTGGAGCAGGACTCGTCACCAACCGCCGCTGGGGCGACACGCCCTACCTTGCCGACTTAGACAACAGCTAGCCGCCGTGACCCATTTCAATCTGAGGAGAAAGACATGGCATTAGGAGCCAATTGCAAAAGGGCGCTAGAGAATGCTCTGGCCCAGCACGGGATGGGGGCGGAACTTCATGCGGCGGTTGACGCCAACACGCTGAAGACGAGTATGCCGATTATCTCCACCCTCACGACCACAACAGCCAACGCCACCACAACTTGGCTGCACTCGGCTATCAAAACCTTGGTTGCCAATATGCAGGCGGCAAGCCACATGAGCTAGCCATGCAGCGACCCAGTTCAACCGTCGTGATTCGGGACTGGACCGGGCTGGTGAGCAACCGAGGGCCGTTCGTGGGCAAGCCAGGCGATGCCCTCGTGCTTACCAACTTGCGATGTCGCAAGCCCGGTGTGCTGGAAGTCCGTTCTGGCATCCGGCCGGTGAAGTTCGAGAGGTGAGATGTCGACGCAGTATCAGGGCGAGTTTCCCGTATCGGCCGCCATGACGGTTCGCTGGGAATATGCTCAGCCCACGCTGACTGCGCCTACCATCTACGACTACTCCAGCCCCAGCCTGACCGAGGGCGCCTGCAAGCTCACGCTCTATCGGTACACGCCAACGAGCGTGACAAAGTTACTGGGCGGGTCCACGGCCACGATTAGTGGAACCATCCACTCGTGGGTGTCGTGTACCAAATCGGTAACGCCTGATGCAGCAGGTGAGCATGTAGGCATCTTCGCCTGGATGTTGGGCGGTGTGACGGCCTATGGCGTTGTCCACTTCTACGTGCAGCCTGCTACCTACAGCCCGAGTAGCGATGGCGACGGGCGAATCATTGGCCTGCATTACTTTCCGCATCCCCAGGTCCGGTATGTGATTTACCAGACCCTCGGGGGTGAACTTGTAGCGAAGCAAAACCCTGCCTGATGGTATATATTGCCACCAACTTGAGCCGCTTTCATCCGATGTCGATGGCGATATGTCACGATGGTTGCAGTTACTTCGCCAATGGCTTGGATATGCCAAGACGGTGGGATGGGGTTTCGTCGGCTTCGGAAGAGGCAGGGATGCGGAAGCCGACGACGACAGTGACCATCACTGCCGAAAGCACGAGCGGTCAAATCTGGGGCGACTATATCGCCTACTGCCGTTTCGTCGATGATGATGGGATTCCCTCGAATCTCTCTGCCGAGGCAACCGTGAGCGTGACCTCGGGGGCAGCGACTACAGGGTTCACTTATACCAATGTTCCCCAGCCTGGAGGCCGGGCCACCAAGACCCAAATCTGGAGGAACACCCGAGGCCAGACCGTCACCTTGTATCTCGATGTCGCAGATGCACCAGCCACCACGACTTCTGCCAGAACCGATGGAGAACTGAAACTTCAACAGTCGCTACGGATTGTGAGTGCGGAGGGATGGCCCAATGCCAATAGGTTTGATAGACCACCTGACTGGGCATCGGTAGTCGTGAGCTACCAGAATCGAACGTGGTGGGCAGTGCCGGTCGATTACGACCTGGGCACGGCCTCGCTCTCGACTTCGACTACCAACGTCCAGTTCACGGGCACCAAATTAGTGTCCCAGATGGTGGGTCGGAACCTTTATGCCTCCGGGTTCTCTGCCGGGGTCATTGAAAGCGTCGATTCCAACACGTCGCTGACTTTGACCTCGGCACCCACCACTGGATTTGGGACGGCCGGTGACTACTACTCGATTGCCACAGACCCCGAGAACTACAACAAGATTCTCTTTTCCGAGATAGGGGAGCCGGAATCAGTCTCTACATCGAATGCTTTAATTCTCCAGCAGGATGGTGACCGGCTGCGGGCCGAGATGACGCTAGGGCCGTACCTCTATCTTATTAAAGAGCGGCACATCTACCGGGTGACTACCGCAGGAGACCCCCGCCGGGATGCCAATGCCTCGCTGGCAGCACGCCGGGGCATCCTCAACCAGAGGTGCTGGTGTCGCCTGGAAGGGTCGTCATTCATTCTGGACCGGCAGGGATGCTATCTCTTCGATGGCTCTGGGGTGATTCCGATTTCTTCACCGATTGACGACCCCTATTTTCGCAGCCGTGTGAATTGGGATGCTGCCAAGTGGTTCCATGTAGCCCACGACCCCGCCCAGTACACGCTGCGGTGTTTTGTGGCCCTTGATGATGATTGGTGGCCTCGGGACGTGCTGGCATTCAACTACCAGTTGGGCCAGTGGAATCAGGAATCGTATCCCTTTGAGTTGGGCGGGTCGGTAACGGTTCCGATTGGCAGCCAGGACCGGACGCTGGTTGGGATGGAAGCTACGGTTTCGGTGCTAGATGAGGGTCTGCTGGACGGATTCTCTCCTGGGCTGGCTTCACATGAGGAGACATTGCCGAGCACGACTGCCGACACCCAGGGAACAGTGACCTCTGCTGGAAC